GATAGAAATTTTTAAAGACGTAGACAAAGATGATTGGGTTTTTAGTAGTTGGAGAAATCATTATCATGCGTTACTACATGGTATTCCAAGAGAGACGCTAAAAGATTTAATTGTACGTGGTAAAAGTATGAGTGTTTATTCTACAGAACCTAAGTTTTATTCCTCATCAATTGTTGGTGGAATCATACCATTGGCTCTTGGAACTGCACAAACACAAAAGTTAAGTGGTAGTAAAAACAAGACTTGGTGTTTTATTGGAGACATGACATTTGAAAGTGGATTGTTTTATGAGGCACATAAGTATGCAACTAACCTTGATTTACCATTACAATTTGTGGTCGAGGATAACAATATGAGTACAAACACACCTACTGATGAAACTTGGGGTGGTAAACGAGAAGTACCTGAAAATGTAATATATTATAAATACGAACGTGAGTATCCACATCATGGTACTGGCAATTGGGTTTTATTTTAGGAGTTATGATGAAATACAAAGATGAATTAATAAATAGTATGGAATGGTTGGGTCAACAAGACGACACTATCTTTATGGGTCAATCTGTAAAATATAGTGGTAATGCAATCTATAATACTTTAAGCACTTTAGACGATAGTAAGAAAATAGAAACACCAGTCTTTGAGGAAATACAAATGGGTATGAGTGTTGGAATGGCACTTGAAGGACATATCCCAATAAGTTGTTTTCCAAGATTTGACTTTTTAATGAGAGCAATGGATTCTTTGGTAAATCACCTTGATAAAATGCAAGAAATGACTGAGGGTAATTTTAAACCTAAAGTTATCATGAGAACATCAATAGGTGCAAAACATCCTTTGAATGGTGGTATCCAACACACACAGGACTACACCCAAATATTCAAAGACCTATTAAATGAAGTTAATGTTGTATTGTTAAATGAACCTGAAGAGATATTACCAGCTTTCCAAGACGCTTATCATGGAGAGGGTTCTTCACTTATTGTAGAGTGGGGTGATTACTACAATGAAAAGTAAAATCAACCTAAATGGTAAGAACATATTAATTACTGGTGCTAATGGTATGATTGGATACCAATTAACAAAGTTATTACTTGATAATTATAATTGTGTATTAACTCTGTCTGATATACATGGAAAATCAAGATTCAAATGGCCACAAGAAAATACATTTTATCATAGTGTTGATTTAAGAACCATGAAAGATTGTTATCACATATGTCAAGACCAACACATTGTGTTTCATCTTGCAGGAGTAAAGGGTAGTCCTAAGAGTGCATTGACCAATCCAGCAAGATACTTTATACCAATGTTACAATTCAATACTAATTTATTGGAAGCTGCAAAACGTTGTTCTGCTGATTGGATTCTAAACACAAGTTCGGTAGGGGTGTATGCTGAGTCAGAACGTTTTGTGGAAAGTGACGTGTGGAAAACATTTCCATCTAAAAACGATTGGTATCCTGCATGGGCTAAACGTATGGGTGAATTAGTTTTGGATTGTTACAGAGATTCAGATGGTGGAAAGTGGACAAGTTATACGAGTGTTAGACCTGCAAACGTTTATGGTCTTTATGATAATTTTGGGCCTGATTCTATGGTGATTCCGTCAATCATAAAAAAAGGACACAAGTCAAGAGTTATAAGAGCTTGGGGTGACGGAACTCCTGTTAGGGATTTTATCAATTCAGAGGATGTAGCTAGAGGTATGATACATCTTGTTGAAAATAAAGTAAATGACGTGGTTAATCTTGGAAGTGGACAAGGATTTAAAATAAAACAAATTGTCGATACAATTGCAGCATACTATGGTAAAAAAGTTGAGTGGATGGGTGACGAAAAAAATAAAGGGGATAACATTAGATTAATGGATACAACTTTAGCAGAAAGTTATGGTTTTAAACCAACAAAAAATCTAAAGGATGGTATCAAAGAAACAATAGAGTGGTATTTAAAAAATGAAAACAGTTCAAGAAGTAAAAGCAATACATCAAAATAATATACAAAAACACTATGAAAAAGAATATCGTAGATTTGGTTCTATGATAGAAAATTTCGGTGATGACCAAATAAAGATAGATAACAAAGAATGGTCTATCAAATACAGAGATGAAGTCCGTAGGATGTTAGATGATAAAGAATTGATATCATATGATAAATCTGAAGACTTGGAGAATTTACATTCTAAGTTAGACCAAGAATTAATAAACTACGATATAGACCATGGCATATCTGAAGTAGGTAGATTGTTTTATGAGACCGATGATAAATTTATAAATCTATATCATGAGTGGTTAAAACATTTGTATGAAGATGTTTTCAGATTTGATTTTTATTTTCAAGAAACACCTACATTTAGATTTCATTTTCCTGATGCGGATGAGTATGGTGCAACACATTACCCAAGATATCATTCTGATGTACAATATGGACATTCACCACGAGAGATAAATTTGTGGTGGTCTTTGACTAAAAACAAAAGAAGTGGATTACGAATTATGGGTATAGATAAATCATTGAGATGGTATTCTGCTTATGGATTTAATTTTGATAAATTTATAGAAATGTCTTGGAGTGCAAATAGTATATTTAATGACTATGGTTTTTTAGAATCTGATGAATTAAAAATTACAAATGATGAATTATTTGTATTTGATTCAAGATGCATACATACTGGCGAGTCAAGACAACATGATGATGATTACACAACAAGGATATCTTTAGATGTTAGAATTATACCTGTAGAAGATTATGAATGGAAAGTTCTCGATGGTAGACCATTGTATAGAGGTAAAGGTAGAATGGGTGCTGAATTTAGACCAGGTGGAAAGTTCGGATATCACAAAAGTAGTATAAGAGATTTGATAGATGTTTGATGTATGGATTCATAACAATTGTTTACTTTCTGATGTAGAAAAGGAATACAGAGACAAAAACTTTTTACAATCCATATTTGACGAATTGTTTGAATTGGTAGAAGACCTTACCGATAATATTCATGTTACAATTAGTGGTGAACCACGATACCTAAAAATAAAAGATGAAGTTCATGTACATCAATTAGATAAAAAACAAGGATGGCCTTGGTGTGAAATAGAACCAATAAAATATATAAAAAATTATTACAAAGATAAACCAAATACAAAAATATTATATTTAAACAATTTTGGGGTCGTTCAAGGAGATGGTGATTTACATACGATTAGAAAAACAATCTCAAGTACTTTAGTTTCTAATCATAAAAAATGTTTAGAATTACTAAATGATTCTGATATGGTTGGGATGAATATGCACGGTCAATTTGGAAACTTTCAAGCTAATATGTGGTATTGTAATTCAGAACACATTAAAAAAGTTCCTATACCAAATCATGTAGAAGAATTACAAACGTTAGATTATTCACCAGAATCATTGACTGCTTTTCCAGCTGAAAAAGTAATCTATGATTTAATTGGTTACTTTGACCATGATATTGGACAATGGTGGAAAAAAGATGTAGAAGTAAAAGAAAGAAAACATGAAGGTCATTGGCCTGGTGGTTGGTAAATTTAAAGAGGAAAGAATATGAAAATATTAGTTACAGGTAAAAGTGGTTTAATAGGTAGTAATTTATTAGATAGATTATTAAAAGATGGTTATGATGCTATAGGTACATCTACAAAAGATGGTGACCTAAGAGATAGTGATTATTGTTTAGAAGTAACAAAAGGTGTTGATGTTGTATTTCATTGTGCTGCAAATACTTCAGGTGCTCATGTTATGCAAAATTCACCTTTATCTCACGTCACACCTAATGTTATAATGAACGCAAATTTAATGGAAGCTTGTTATGTGAATAAAGTTAAGAAGTTTATTTTTATGTCAAGTAGTGTGGTGTATTCATATACAGCTGAAAAACCAAACAAGGAAGATGAATTTACTTTTGGTGATATATATAAATCTTATTATGCAGTAGGGTGGATGAAAAGATATACTGAACACCTATGTGAAATGTATTCTACTTTTTTGAATCCAACTATGCAATGTATAGTTCTCAGACCAGCTAATATTTATGGGCCTGGTGATAAATACGATGAAAGGTCACACGTTTTACCTGCCACAATTATGAAAGTTGTTAATAGAGAAAAACCACTTGTAGTGTGGGGTGATGGAGAGGATGTAAGAGATTTTATTTACATAGATGACTTTGTTGACTCTTGTGTTGAAGTTATGAATAAGGTTGATGAATATACAATATACAATGTCGGTAGTGGTAAAGGTACAACTGTAAATGAAATATTACATCATTGTCAGACCATAGAAAATCATTTAGTTACACCTGTTTATGATGAAACAAAACCATCAATGATACCAATAAGATTGTTAGATGTTTCAAAGATAAAAGAGGAAATAGGGTGGGAAGCAAAAACAAGTATCAAAGATGGTTTACGTAAAACTATAGAATGGTATAAGGAACAATTATGTTAGATGAATTTAATAAATTAGGTTTTCATACAATACATAATTTTTTTGATGTTAATTTAGTCAACAAAATAATAAAGGAAACAAATCCGTTATTTGAACATACGGACTCTGATTCTAATATTTTACAAGTACATGAAAAGGCTCCATCAATTAAAGAAATAATTTTTGATGAAAGACTTAATGAATTGGTTACAAAAATTTTAGGTAAAAACGAACCCGTACAAACTCAATGGAGATTTAAACCACCAGAGGGAAATGGGTTTCCATATCATCAAGATGATTTTTGGACAAGAGCTGGTCATGGAAATTCAATCAATGTTTTAGTTCACTTTGAAAAAACAAATGAATTGAATGGATGTATAAAAGTTTTACCTGAAAGTCACAATCCACCATTTCATTCAGATGGTGTTTCTTTAAATTGTGATAAGGGTGATATTACCATATTACATAATCATCTAATACATTGGTCAGATAAAAACACATCATTGGATTGGAGAAGAAATCTTTTGGTGATGTATGTCAAAAATAATATAGATTACATTAGAGGGGAGAATGCAAAAAGAAAAACCATTCAGAAGACTTAGGGAATATTCAAAAAAAGATTTATTGGATATGGTCTTTGAATCTTTAGACGAACATTATTATCAACATGATGAGTTGCTTCCACGTGACATGGATGCAAGACTTAGGAATAATTTTTGTTGGGCATTTCATGGGGGTATGGTTTTTCATTGGAAATCTATAGATAGATGTTTTGATAAGTTTTGGACTCCTGAAAAGAAAGTAATATTCATGTATTCTTATGAGGGTCATTCTATGTTTGAAAAAGTAAAAAGGTCACCTAATGATTCAATTAATTGTTTACATAAATATTATCAAGAAAAAAATTATTCTAAAGAACAATATGAATCAACTTATTTTTTAAATGGTGATAATAATTTAAAACAAAGATATGATGAATGGTTTAGTGGTAAGGATTATCCATATAAGTTCAATGTCGTATCTTGGAACTTTTGGTATTCTGCTACTAAAAACGACATAGTTTTTGAATTTGAAAATGGAAGACCAGACTATGATTGGGCACCCAAAAATTACGAAAGATTTAAAGTTATTGGTCGAGAACAATTTGAATTTGAATCTCTGAGTACAAGGAAACCAAGTAAAGATTTTTTAAGCCTAAATGGTATTAGTAAACAGAATAGAGATTTATTTTACGATAATTTTAAAGACATGAATTGTTATTTAAGTTATTTACATAAAAATATCAGTTTAGATGGTATGGGAATAAACTACACTTCGGCTCCATCGGTTGATAGATTAAATAAGTTTCATTACGATTCTTACTTTTCAGTTGTTAGTGAGGGTGGTAATGAAAATAACACGTTCTATAATGATTCACTTCATAATATAAAAACCCATAATCTTTTTATAACTGAAAAAACTTGGAGACCAATACATACTGGTCATCCGTTTATAATAAGTGGTAATCCAGGTACTCTTAAGATATTAAGAGAATGGGGATTTGAAACATTTCCTGAAATATTCGATGAATCATATGATGAATATCATGGCAAGCAAAGAGATAAGTTCATCGTATCAGAAGTCGAACGTGTTTGTAAATTAGATTCTAAACAAAAACATGATTTATTTAAAAGTGTAGAAGAAAAAGTAATACACAATCAAAATCATTTTTTTGAAAACGATAGGCCAGTAGAAGAATGTATAAAACAATTATAAGTAACGTATGGAATGAAGAGTATTTATTGCCTTGGTGGTTAAATCATCACAAGGATTTGTTTGACCATGGCATAATAATGGACTATCAAAGTACAGATAGGTCGGTAGAAATAATAAAAGACATATGTCCAACTTGGGAAGTTGTAACACCAACAAATCCTCATGATTTTTCCGTTATGAATAACGAAGAAAATTTTAAACATATTGAAGAAAGAGTTGATGGTTACAAGTGTATATTAAATACTACTGAATTTTTATTCCATGAGGACTTTCACCAATACGTTGAGGACTTTGATAAGACGGACTATAATGGTTTTGGACTAATACCGATATCAATGGTAGACCCAAGCGATAATTATGATGAAGAGTTAGACCACAATATCCCATTGCCTGTACAAAAACATCATGGATTTTATGAAGATGATTTAAGTACAAGTGCTGTATATGAGGATGGAAACAATCCAAATCAAAATTTATTACCAGATAGTTATCCATGGAGAGGACGTAGACTTGTACATAAATCATCCTATGGTCAATATGAACCTGGCAGACATCATAATCATTTAAATAATGTTTTGAACGATGAAAGTGATATTTATATGTTGTGGTATGGTTTTAGTCCTCGAACAAATAAAATGGTTCAGAGAAAGTCTCAAATTAGAGATAGGGTTCCGTTTGATGACCAAAAAGAAATGAGAAGTTTTCATCATCTATGGTCAAGTGATGCTATAAAAGGATGGATGGATTTTTTATATGATACATCGCAGGGTAGTTATTCAATTGAAAAAAATAAACATAATATAAATTTGAAAGAAGATATTAGGTTAGGAAAGATTTATGAAAAGTTATACGTATGATATTGAAAAGTATGATTTTAAAAATTGTTTAGTAAGGAGATTTGCATATCCACTTGAAATGTTATATCAAGGAGTTGAAGATTCCGAAAAAGAACACACTATAAAAACAGAACAATATACAAAATGGCATAATGAGTATTATAGAGATATAGAAAATTCTGATTTTTTTCACTGCTTTGAAAAATTTGTTCGTACGGAAATTCCTAAGTTTTTTAATAACGAATCGTTTGTATATCAAAGGGTTCCTACATTTAGGGTTCAACATCCAAATAACTTATCTGTAGCACATTGGCATAAAGATAAAGATTATTCACATTCAACCGATGAGATTAATTTTTTCTTACCAATGACACGTGCAGAAAATACAAATACAGTATGGGTCGAGAGTGAACCAAATAAAAAAGACTTCAAACCGATGGAAGCTAAATATGGTGAGTATGTGGTATGGGATGGTGCAAATTGTAAACATGGTAATAAAAAAAACAAAGAAGGATATACAAGGGTTAGTGTTGATTTTAGAGCCATGACATACGAAAATTATTTAAAACATGAAGAGGTTGTGTTGAGAGAAAATAAAGTTAGTGTAACTGTTGGAGTGAGAATGTTACTTGGAGAATACTACCAGAAAGTATGAATATATTAATAACAGGAGTTGGTGGGCTATTAGGTTCTAATTTTTCTAAATTCTTATTGGACAATACAGAGTATAATGTTATTGGTATAGATGACTTTAGTGGTGGGTATAGAGATTTTGTAGACAATCGTGTTAAGTTATACAATATTGATTTAAAAGAACCAATAAACATAGAGGAAAAGATTGATTATATTTTTCATTTTGCAGCATTTGCTGCAGAGGGACTATCACCTTTTATCAGAAACTATGTTACTAAAAATAATGTTGAAACTTCAAATCAAGTAATTAACTTCGCTATAAATAATTCAGTAAAGAAAGTTATATTTACGTCATCGATGGCAGTTTATGGTAGAGGTAAAGCTCCGTTCGATGAGAATGATATTCCGAACCCAATTGACCCTTATGGTGTAAGTAAATTAAGTACAGAAATAGATTTGAGGTGTATGAAAGAACAATTCAATATTGACTATTGTATTATCAGACCTCATAATGTTTATGGTATACAACAAAACATATGGGATAGGTATAGAAATGTATTGGGAATATGGATGAGAAAGTTGTTGAATAACGAACCAATAACTGTTTTTGGTGATGGATTACAACGTAGGGCTTTTACTTATATTGATGATATATTACAACCATTATTGAATAGTATTGATTCAAGGACTAATGGACATATTATAAACTTAGGTGGTATTTATCCAATTAGTTTAGTCGCTGCTGCTAATATATTAAAAGACATTGTTGGTTTTGGTGAACCTATAGAATTTTTAGAAAAAAGACACGAAGTTCATCAGGCATTTTCAACTTATGATAAGAGTGTCGAATTATTAGATTTTAGTCATAAAACAGATATAAAAGATGGTTTGACTAAAATGTGGGAGTGGGCAAAAAATCAACCTGAAAGAGAAGTAATCAATTTTGATTATGAAGTAGAAAGGGGATTGTATGAATTTTGGAAGAACTGAGTTAGATAATTTTGATGTTGATAATGCATGGGATATAATTGATTTGTTCGAACAGAAGATAGCAAACTTTTGTGGTTCACCATATGCAGTATCTGTAGATAATTGTACTAATGCATTATTCCTTTGTTTAAAGTATATTGATAAACCACAGACAATAACGATTCCAAATAGGACTTATGTTTCAGTTCCAAACACTATATTAAATGCTGGTTATAAGGTAAAGTTTGAAGACTTTGAGTGGAGTGGTAATTATCTTTTACGTCCTTTGGATATTATAGATAGTGCGGTCAGATTTAAAAAAGATATGTATACTTCTGGTTTTCAATGTATATCATTTCATAGAAGAAAAATAATACCTATTGGAAAGGGTGGGATGATATTGACCGATAATAAAGATGCTTATGAATGGTTTAGAAGAGCAAGATATTGTGGTAGAATAGATGGATTACCATATGATAAACATGAAGAGTTTACACAAAGGGGTTGGAATATGTACATGACACCTGAAGATGCTGCAAGAGGACTACTATTGTTCGATGATTTACTTAAAAAATCAAAAAACTTCGAAGATATGGGTGGTTCAGAGTCATATTCAGACCTATCAAAATCGAAAATATTTACTGATTAGATATTTATTTAGGAGTCAATACATTTAGGACATACATGAATAAATTATCAAAATGGCTAGTCGATTCGATAGTTAATGAAAATAAAAAGATAACAAAGGTCGTTGGTATATATGGTGGAAGATATCAACCATTTGGCCCACATCATAAAAAAACATATGAATGGTTAAAGACAAAAGTTGATGATGCGTATATAACTACGTCTGATATTAAAAGACCACCCAAACACCCTATGAACTATAAAGAAAAAGTTCGTCATATGACAAAGATGGGTATACCTAAAAGTAAAATTATAAAAGAAAAGGTTCCACTAAGAGCAGAAAATGTTTTAAAAAAGTACAATCCACAAACTACTGCAGTGGTTTATATATTTGGTGCAAAAGATGCAGGTAGATTAGCAGGTGGTAAGAAAAAGGGTGGTGGTTTGTCATACTTCCAAGACTTTAAGAAAAATAAGAATAATATAAAAGGGTATGAAGAACATGGATACTTTATGGTTGCACCTCATCAATCTATAAAAGTTGGTGGTAAAGAAGTGAGTGGAACTGTGATGAGAGATTTACTTGGTTCACCAAAAATAGATGATAAAGAAAGACCTAAATTATTTAAACAAGCATTTGGATACTATGACAAAGGTATCTTTAATATGATGAATAATAAATTTAAAAAGTTGTATGAGGTATTTGAACAATTTCTTGTTGAACATAATATCGAAAAAATATTAGAATCAAATTCTTCTGCATTCCCAATTGATGATGGCCCACCAACATTTTATGATGGGTTTCGTGATTATCAAAAACAATCTAAGTTGTGGATAGATTCGATGTATAATGAACTTGGATGGGAATTGATTAGTTACATTTTAAGTGATAGTGCAATCGATCCTGGTCTTGATTATACTACGAGGATGGGAAAAGTACCCACAGTAGCGTATGGACGTAGAGGTGCAGGGCCTTATGGTGAAAGATTTCCAAGTTCCGATCCTGTTTCTGCTTATAAAAAATGGCTTGAACAAGTAACAAGGACTCTTGATTTTAAAATAGTAAAATGGTTAGGTTTAAATGATAGTGCAACAGACGTTAATGGTGTACCTGTAGAATCACCTGCATTGCCTGGTGTACAAACAGGTGACCAAAATACACAAAGGTTAAAAAATCTTGATTTGGCACCTGGTGATGAAGCCATGGGAAGTACAGTTGATAAATTACAAGACTCTTATATTAGAGACGTAAAGTCACTTCTTGTAGAGGGTGGAGCATACGGACATATGTCTCATCCATTTGATGATAAGGATTTAACATTTGGTGATTTAAAAAAGATTATAGAATTAGGATTAGGTGGACAACTAAGTCGTGAAGATAATGTTACAGAAAAACTTGATGGTCAGAATTTGTTCGTAAGTTTTAAAGATGGAAAAACAATATTCGCAAGAAATAAAGGACAAGTAAAAAACTTTGGTCAAAATGCACTAAACGTTAGTGGTATAATATCCAAGTTTGCTGGTCGAGGTGATATATCAGATGCCTTTGAGTTTGCTGCTAAAGATTTAGATAAGGCATTACAATCACTTAGTGATAAACAAAGAACAAAAATTTTTAACGAGGGTCAACATTGGATGAATCTCGAAGTAATGTGGCCAAAATCATCCAACGTTGTTAACTACGATAAGGCAGAAATAGTATTTCATGGTGCTTTAATATACGATGAATCTGGTTCACCAATAGGAGAAGTACCAGGTAGTGGTAGAATATTAGCTGGTATGGTAAAACAACGTAATCAAAATATACAAAAGAAGTTTAAGATATCTTCTCCTGTATTTTTAAAAGTTCCTAAACATCAAGATTTTGGTAAAATGAAAAAAAAGTTTTTAGGTAGACTAAGTAAATTACAGAAAAAGTATGGATTGAATAATAATGATACTCTTGGTTTATATCATCAAAAGTATTGGGAGAGTTTTATATTACTAAATTCAAAAAAATACAAATATAAAATACCAAGAAAAGTTTTGATTAATTTAACAAAACGATGGGCGTTTTTTGATAAATCTTATAAAATACCTATGATGAGAAAAGATATAAAGAACGAAAAGTTTTTAGAGTGGTCTTTGGGTTTTGATAAAAACAATCATTCAAAACAAGTAAAAGAAAACATGAGACCATTTGAAATATTGTTTTTTGAGGTTGGTGCTGAGATACTTAAGAATGTAGATGGGTATATGGCTGCTAATCCTAATGACTCGGTTCAAAAAATGAGAAAGGGTGTACAGAAGGCAGTACAAACTTTAAGGTCAAAGGGAGATGTCAAAAAACTAAACACATTAAAAGTTCAGTTAGATAGATTGAATTCAATTGGTGGTTTGAAAACAATAGTACCATCAGAGGGAATAGTTTTTAAATATAATGGAAAGACTTATAAATTTACTGGTGCATTTGCACCTGTAAATCAAATAATGGGTCTTTTAACGTTTTAGGAGTAAAGGTTATGTCAGATAATAAAATGGAAAATGTATCAATCAAGGAAAGGGCAAAACAATTAAAAGCTGTTCGTTCAATCCTACGAGGTGAAGAAGTTCAAAAAACGGTTATGGTTGGATACGAGGGTAAGAAACAAAAACAAGGTGATATAGAAAGTCCATTGACTTCAATAATGCAAAAGGTTAGGATGCCTTGGTTTTGTCCTGAATGTAAAAAAGTCATGAAAAGTAGACTCGATGATAAGTTTTGGAGATTGATGGGACATTGTTTTAATTGTCAGGTAGAAATTGAAAATAAGAAAAGAATCGAAGGTACTTATGAGGAATGGGCACAACAAAAAGTATTAAAAAATAAAGTGAGTTTTATTAAGAATACATTAGAAGAGATTGATGGGTTTATCAATACACCTTTACCTGTATTTTGGAATCAAACTGCAGCTGATGGAGAGACTATGGATAAGGAAGAGTGGACTGCAGATATGACAGCTTTAAAAGAAAAGGGTGAAGATGCTAAAAAGATGTGGACGGATGAACTGAAAAAAACCGAGAAAGAACTAAATAGTCTATTTATAGATGGAGAACTACATGATAAAAATTGATGTAAGTGTCGGTGATACAATACTTGTTGGCCGATTTAAAAATAAAAAGATTGTCGTTAAGTCGATAGGTAAAGATGACCATGGCATGCCTACTGTTAATGGTAGAAGTGTGGTTAACTTTAGAAGTACGAAAAAAAATGAATCTAAATTTTCGGAGGTCATGAAAGAAATAATATGAAAATATGGAAATTAATACTTGGACTTTTTGGTTTAGTTGGTGGACTTTTTGCTGTTCAAGCTTCTAAGAAAAAAGAAGTTAAGGAGTTAGAGAAAGTCATTAAGGAAAACAAAAAAGAAGAAAAGAAAGTTGAAAAAGAAATAAAAAAGTTGGAAGAAGATAAATCTGTTTCCAAAAAAGAAGTTGGTAAATTAAAAAGAAAATTAACTATTAGTAAAAAGAAAACAAAAAAGATGCAAGAGGCATATGATAATGACGACATATCTTCTGCAGAGGATTTTTTGAAGAAATTTGCTAAAAACAAATAGGAGTTTAGAATGGGATTCGTAACTGGTTCAAACAACCTACCAGGAACTATAGCAGTTGATGCTTCAAACTTTCATGATAATCAAAGTATGGACACTCAGAATCAAGGAGTTTATAGTAAAGTAGTAACAACTTCTGGTGAGGACTTAGTGTTGTCTGGCTCAAACTTACCTGGTAAAGGATTTATTGTCGTAAGTGCTGGTAGTACAGTAATTACACCTGCAGGTGGTGGTGACCCTTTAACTGCATCTAATCTTACTGCAAAGGTACAATACGATATATCTGTAAGTAGAGTTAGTGGTAGTGGAACTGTAAATATACTATATTAGTGAGGTTAGGTTTGAAAATATTAAAGTACTTTATAGTAATCTTTTTTGCTATGTCAATGGCAGAAAGCCAAGAAATAATGAAGGGTGGTGAAAAACCAACTACATTTACATATGATGAAGCATTAGAGATGTTAAAAGCTCGTGATGCCGAGTGGGAAGAAAAGATTGCAAAGGCAAATACATTGATAGAATTTCAAAAAATTACTATCAACCAATCTGATTCTGTTATTGTTAAGTTAGAAGAACAAGCAAAATTAGATACTTTAGTAATGTTGGCTCAAAAGAAACAAATTGATTTATTGAAATCACGTGATGAGGCTAACGAGAAGATGATATCATTAGTTGAAAAGAAGTGGTACGAGAATACGTACCTTTGGTTAGCATTAGGATTTGTGTTAGGTAAAATATAATGTCTAATGTTCCCATAAAAGAAGTAATCAAAAAAGAGTATGTTAAATGTGCTCAGGATCCTGTATATTTCTTAAAGAAGTATTGTTATATACAACATCCAATGAAAGGTAAAATACCTTTTCATACTTGGGACTTTCAAGAAAAAACTTTAAGGGACTTCCACGACCATAGATATAACATTATATTAAAAGCCCGTCAGTTGGGTTTATCCACTCTTACTGCTGGTTACACTTTATGGATGATGACTTTTCATCAAGATAAAAACGTCTTGGTGATTGCTACCAAACAAGATACCGCTAAAAACTTAGTAACAAAAATTCGTGTGATGCATGCAAACTTACCAAGTTGGGTTAAACAACAATGTGTTGAAGATAATAAATTGTCTCTGAGATATGCAAATGGTTCACAAGTAAAGGCAATATCAAGTAAAGAAGATGCTGGTCGTTCTGAGGCTCTGTCGTTATTGATACTTGATGAGGCTGCTTTCATTGATAAGATTGATGAGATATGGACTGCAGCTCAACAGACGTTATCTACTGGTGGTAGTTGTATCGCACTATCCACACCGAATGGTGTTGGTAATTGGTTTCATAAAACATGGGTTGGTGCTGAAGAGGGAACCAATCAGTTTAATTGGATAAAACTACATTGGACTGTACATCCCGATAGAACTGAAGATTGGAGAACTGAACAAGATAAATTATTGGGGCCTGATATGGCTGCTCAAGAGTGTGATTGTGACTTCATAACTTCAGGTCGTACTGTAATTGATGGTGTTATCTTAGAAGAGTGTCGTAATAATATGATAAACGAACCATCCGAAAAAAGAGGCCTTGATGGTAATCTATGGGTTTGGAAATATCCAAACTATGACAAACAATATATTTTATCAGCTGACGTTTCAAGAGGGGACGGAACAGACTTTTCTGCATTTCATGTTTTTGATACAGAAACAGTTGAACAAGTTGCAGAGTATAAAGGAAAAATTTCTACTCGTGATTTTGGAAACTTATGTTTAAATACTGCAACTGAATATAATAATGCACTATTAATAATTGAGAACAACAACATTGGTTGGGCTTCTATCCAACAAATTATTGATAGAGGGTATGATAATTTATTTTACACGAGTAAAGATTTAAAGTATGTTGATGTTGAACATCAATTGTCAAATAAAATTTATAGAGAAGAAAGGAACATGGTACCTGGTTTCTCTATGACAATGAAGACAAGACCATTAGTAGTTGCTAAAATAGAAGAATATTTTAGAGAAAAGTCAATTATAATAAATTCAAGTAGATTATTGGATGAGTTGTTTGTATTTATATATAACAACCAAAGAGCCGAGGCGATGAAGGGATACAATGATGATTTAGTAATGTCACTTGGTATTTGTCTATGGATACGTGATACTGCATTACGTTTACGTGCTGAAGGAATCACACTACAAAAAAAGTCAATGGAATATTTTAATAAAAATCAACCAATTTATACACCTAAACCATCTATGTTCCAAGAACAATGGCAAGTAGATACAGGTAAAGAAAAAGAAGATATAACTTGGTTAATAAAGTAAGAGGATAAAATGGCAGATAAAACATTATTTGGAAGACTAAGAAGACTATTCAGTACAAATGTTATTGTACGAAATGTTGGTGGTCGCCAATTAAAAATAGCTGACACCGAAAAGTTACAAGGATATTATAAGAAAAGTTTAACCGATAGATTCACACGATTGTATCAGAACTCAAAGGGTTCAGGATATGGTCTAATGGATTCTACCTATAAACAGGCTGAGAGGTTAGGTCTATTCAGAGATTACGAGACTATGGATTCAGACCCAATCATAGCATCAGCACTTGATGTCTATTCGGACGAGACCACAATGAAAAACGAATACGGAGAAGTATTGGAAATTCAAAGTGATAATGATAACGTTAAAAAGATATTACATAATTTGTTTTATGATATATTAAACATCGAATTTAATTTATGGCCGTGGGTTCGTAATATGTGTAAGTATGGTGATTTCTTTTTACACTTAGATGTACAAGACAAGTATGGTGTAACAAACGTAACACCATTAACACCTTATATTGTTGCACGTGCAGAGGGTGGTAATCCTGAAAATCCATACGAAGTTAAGTTTGTAATTACACAAGATAATACAGGACAGGCTGCTTATCATACACGAAAAGAAACTGAAAGTGCAGAATTAGAAAACTTTCAAATGGCACATTTCAGATTACTATCAGATTCAAACTATGTTCCTTATGGTAAATCAATGATAGAATCTGCTAGAAAGATTTGGAAACAATTATCTCTTATGGAAGATGCTATGATGATTCATAGGATTATGAGAGCACCTGAAAAAAGAGTGTTCAAAGTTGATATTGGAAACATACCACCAGCAGAAGTTGATAATTACATGCAACAAATTATTAATAAGATGAAGAAAACACCTTTGGTAGATGAAACAACTGGTGATTATAATTTAAAATATAACATTCAAAACATAACAGAAGACTTCTTCATGCCAGTTCGAGGTGGGGATAGTGGTACAAACATAGAAACTCTTGGTAGTTTATCATACGATGCAGTTGATGATATTGAATATCTTAGAAATAAAATGTTAGCTGCTCTTAAAGTACCCAAGGCCTTTCTTGGATATGAAGAACAAGTTGGAAGTAAGGCTACATTAGCTGCTGAAGACGTTAGGTTTGCAAGAACAATTGAAAGAATACAAAGGATTGTTGTAAGTGAGTTGACTAAGATTGCTATTGTTCATTTATATGCACAAGGTTTTACTGATGAAGAGTTGGTCAACTTTGAATTGAGTCTTACAAATCCATCTACAATTTATGAACAAGAAAAAATTGAATTATGGAACAACAAGACATCACTTGCTTCTTCTATGATACAAGATGGATTGATGTCAAGTGATTGGATTTATAAGAACATATATAATTTTACTAAGGATGAAATAGAAGACCAAGAAGAAAAAATTATATATGACTATAAACAAAAGTTTAGATATTCTCAGATAGAGAACGAGGGTAATGACCCTAAACAAAGTGGAGAATCGGTAGGTACACCAAGTGATATGCAAAGTCCTGATGATGAAGGTGGGGACGATGATGTTAGTGGTTCCGTCTTTGATGATGAGGGTGGAGCACCTGAAGGTGGACAAGAGGGAGCTGGTAGACCTAAAGAACCTAATAAGTATGGTAAAGATAGTGGTGTAAGAGGTAGAGACGTATTAGGAGCTCACGATAAGAAAAAGGGTGGTAGTGGTTCACGTAAATATGGAAATACTTTAGCACTTGCCCACTTTGATAAGATGAAAAAATTAATGAACAAAAGTGATGTAAAGATAATAACAGAGTCAGATGAAGTTAATAAAGAATATCATGATGATGTCAGTACAATAAAAGGTAAGGAATAGATTATTTTTATGAAGTTTTTATATTTATATAAGAGAATTTACACTTTTTATAATTGGAGTGAGTAAGACATGGCCCGTACTATAAAACATAGCAAAATCAAAAATACTGGCATTATATTCGAGTTGTTGACTCGTCAGATAACTGTTGATATTTTGAACAACAAAAGCTCGAAGGCAGTAAAGTTGTTGAAGAATTATTTTCACGAGTCAAAGGAACTCGGAAAAGAACTTAATTTATATAAGGTATTATCATCTAAGACTAAACTTAGTGAAATACGTGCAAACCATTTAGTTGATGCCGTATTAAAGTCAAGAGGTAATTTATCTAATAAAAAAATCAAGACCGAAAAATATAATCTCATTAAAGAGATAAAAGATAACTATGGTGATGATTTTTTTAATGCAAAGATACCTAATTTTAAATTAAATGCATCGATTTATAAATTATTTTTATCAGAATCTTCTGGTTTTGAGTTTAATCCAGAGGATGCTGTACAATCAAGATATACGATTGTTGAAAATTTAAATAAAGAACACAAGAAAGTTGTAGAAAAGAAAAATCCTTTTACAAAAGAAGAAAAAGATTTACGTTTATTAGCATATAACATTCTTGTTGAAAAATTTAACAAAAAATATAAAAACTTAAGTGCTGACCAAAAGAAATTATTGAAAGAATATATTAATAATCTATCAAATTCCAATAATTTACGTGAATATATTAACGAAGAGTATAAAAAAGTTCACAAAGTACTTAAAGAACTCATCAAAGGCGTCGATAATAAGGTTACAAAAATTAAATTAAGAGAAACAATCAAAAAATTGACACCGATAAAGTCAAGTATGACTATTAAGGACAATCAAGTTGTTTCATTGATGAGATTTTATGAGCTTATTAAGGAGATTAGACGTGTCCAAACTAAAAATTAAAGATAGTCTAAAGAATATTAATGAAATTGACCAAGTTGTTAACGAGGGTCGGTATCATGACTTTAGAAATAATGAAGAATTAACACCAAGACAGAAAATCGGTCACTCGGTGAGAGAGGTACGGGCCAAGTTAACCGAACTCAGTAAGTTGATTGATATGAATGTCAGGTTGAAGAACGAATTAGGTGTTAATAGTGACCAATATTGGAAAAATACACATAAGGCATTAACAAAAATTAGTGAAAGGTTAGTTAAGTTAGCTAATAAAGTCGGAAAACTACATTAATGCCATCTGTTTCTAAAAAACAACAGAAATTTATGGGTATTGTACGTTCAATACAAAAAGGGGAACAACCAGCATCTAAGTTTTCTAAAAAAGCTCAAGATGTAGCAAAAAACATGAAAAGGAAAGACGTGAAGAAATATGCTTCTACAAAACATAAGAATTTAGAGAGTATTCTATCAGAGAATCCAATCGTTGCTGCAACTGTGATGCAAATGACCAAAATGCAGATGAAAAATCCAAAAACAGGTAAAAGTGTTAAGGCTTCAACACCTCTAAGAGACAAATCTCACCCGTTACATAAAAAATCTAAGAGTCTTTTCCAAAGAATCAAGGATAAACTCTCAAAAAAGAAAGACAAACCTAAAAAACAATCAAAAGCTGATGTAGACTTTTATAAAAAACAATATACTGGTGAATCCGTAAATGAAGCTGGTATGGAACTTAAAAAGTTAGAAGATGCTATCAAGATGTTTCAGAAGAAGATTAAGAAACAAGGTAGAGTTACTAACGCTAGAGATGAAGACCACCTTGAAAATCTGATAAAGATTTATAAACAAATGGGTGGGAAAAAAATCAAAGAATCCGTAAATGAAAACTTTGATAAGAAGAGAAAATTTGGTGAACCATTACCTACATTAGCAGATGTTAAGAGAAAACATCAACAAAAGATTTCAGAAGGGCCAGATGATGTAAAAAAAGTCAAAGCTAAGTTAAAGGTACTAATGAGAGAAGAATCCAGACTGAGATTAGCAATGTATGAAATGGTACAGGCTCTTTATCTTGACCCAACAAAAGGTAATAAAGAATTAGGAAGTGAATTACAAAAGAAATATAAAAAAGGTGTCACAACATTTATGAGAGATGCTGTGGCAGCTGCAAAGAAGGCTAAATAATATGAAACAATTAATTGTAGACTACATACCATTTGAGGTATCACCTGAACAAATTAATGAATCCATGAAAAATAATAATGGTAAGTTAATTGTTCGTGGAGTGTTACAGAGAGCAGAAGCTAAGAATCAAAATGGTCGTGTGTACCCAAGAGAAATTTTACAACGTGAAGCCAAAGAGTATGATGAAAACTTTATTCGTCAAAAAAGAGCTTTAGGTGAATTAGACCATCCAGATTCTTCTGTAGTAAACTTACAGAACGTTTCTCATAATGTCAAAGAAATGCATTGGGAGGGTGACAATTTATTGGGAACTGTAGAAGTGGTTGGTACACCTGCAGGTAACATATTAAAAGAATTATTTAAGGCTGGTATTAAATTAGGTATCAGTTCTCGTGGTATGGGTTCTGTTGAAACTGTTAATGAGGGGCCAGACAAAGGAGCACAAAAAGTTGGAGATGACTTTGAGTTAATTGCATTTGACTTTGTATCTAATCCGTCTACTCATGGTGCTTTTTTACATCCTGTAAATGAGGGTGTTGTAAAAGAAAGTATTAGTAATGATAAGTGGGGTAAGGCAGAACACATAATACATTCTATTCTTAGAGAAGACTAATGAACCTAAAAGATTTCTTACCAAAGAATATAGGTGAAATGAGTAGAGTCGTAAGTAATCCTTATGCACATTCTTTTGTTCCATTTAAAGAAGAAGACCTTGATGAAGAATTAAAAGAGGGTTTTGGTGGTGAACTTAAAGGTGCTGCAAAAAGAAAATTTGAAACGGAAAGAAAAAAGAATGCAGAAGTATTAGGGTATAAAATGGTACCTGAGGCCTCTGTAACAGGAAATCTTGATGGTGGTGAAGGCCCACCTAAAACACCTTATGCATTTCAGTCTACTAAAAAGAAACGTAAAAAAGATAAAGAAAAAGAAAAAAAGATATCAACTAATTCTACAGGATACACAATTGCAGAAGATATCTATGTTGCTTTAGTTTCAAAGACAGGTAGACAATTTACTGGTAAACAACCACGATTCAATCCACGTAATCTTGGTCATCCTGGTTTACTTGTTACAACCGCAGATAAAATATTCAAATCAGAAGTTGGTAGAAACTTATCACAAAAATTAGCAAATAAGTTAAAAATTACAAAAAGATATAATCAAAAAGGTTTACAAGGTTCTAAAAAAACAGCTGATAGAGGAACAAGACAATACATAGATGCAATCGGTGGTGTTATTAAGTCTAAAATGGTACCTGAGATTCCAAATGGAAGAACGATGCCAGTTACTAAACGACTTGATTTAGTATTTGCAAATTCACAAAGTCAATTAGATAATGTTTTAAAGGGTAAGTATAAAGTAGTTAAAGAATCCGTAAACGA